AAGGGGTACACATTAGCAAGATGACGGGCAAGCTGGATGGGTTACTCGCTATCAATACTAACACGGTGACTAATAAGTTCTGCCAAAAGATGAGTGGCAATACATCACACTAGTAAAAAGGTATGAGTAATGAGTATAGTGAGTGAAGACTTGATGATGAATGAGGAAGTCCATGATCAAATAAAAGTATGGTATGAGTCAATCGATGATCCATACTTTGAGCATCGGCCTTGGCAACACCTCTATGACGAAGAGAAACAAATTGTTGCTGAGTTATACTGGGACGATATGATAAACCAAGACAACCAAAGGAAAGTAAAATGAAAACGTATAACATGACTGTGGCAGACGTATCAATCGCGACCGGCCTTGCTATGAGTAGTGTATACGCTGCTCGACATCAAGGAAAACTGATGTCAAGACAGACGAACAATGGACGAATATTATTTTCTCAAGACGACGTTAACTTGTGGCGTGACAAGGTACACAATTTTACATGGCGTCATCAACTTGAACAAGAACCTATTGTCTTCTTACCTTCCGATGGATACAATAACTATAGAACACTTAAAATTAAGAAGGGTATCAATAAGCATGTTAACATGGGACATTGGACTGACTTTGATTTCTGCATCAAGTGGGAAGCTTACAAAGATATAGATGCAGGACGTAGCAAGACAGGCTTACGGGTCACTATGACTGAGAAAGCAGAGAAATTGTTTGATGCATTAGAAACTTTAGACAAGAACCAGCTACCTAATAATAATGTTTTGAAAGGTTAGGGAGTAAGAGAAATGAGTGAAAGTATAACATTCACTTGGTCGGATGTGCATGGTGAGGCACGACCATCACCAACAACGAAGAAGAGACTTGACGAGTGGAGTAGGGACGCAAAGGAAGCAAATAGAAATCTAATTTATAAATTAGACATATACCAATTAGACTTTCTCTCAGATGTTATAACTGAGTTAACATACATCTATGACGAAATCTTAACGAAAGAAAAGGAGTAAAAGAAATGAGTAAAATTCGTAGAACAGAGTTACCTGTCCATGGCGTCCACAGCGTCAGGCTAGTGGAAGAAGCAGTACGCTCTAACACCACTCCAGAGGGAGTATTCGTTGCTGTAACTGTAATCGTGAAGGATGAAGAAGGACAGGAAGAAAAGATTGCTACCCTCTATCCCGGCAACGGCAGCAGCATTAATATAGTGGTATGATTATGCCAATACTATTCTTGGTAATAGGTATAGTGTTATTCCCTGCAGGATTGTGGGGAATGCACACTGCCGAGAGTGTGATGGAACACTGGCAGTTTGTAGCCATTACAATCTATGGCTTGACAATGATGCTGTTAGGAGTAGGCTTAGTATTAAGGGAGTATGATAGATGAAAACATTTTACGAGTGGAGCGATGACCTAGAGCGTAGGTATGACACGATGCCTAAATGGTTCTTCGACCATCAAGGATGTAGATCAGCATACCTTTCATATTGCGAAGACTATGGGGTATTCTTGGAGTACGATACTTTATTCTCAAGACAAAACACAGGAGTAATTTATGATAAAGATTAGTGTAAGTATGTTATCAGTACTGGTGATGTTAAGTGGATGCTTGACACCACTGGTACTGGTAGGTAGTGCCATTGGCGGGGCGGTACAAGTAGACCAAGTAAGTGAGGTAAAGAACCTAAAAATTAGAATAAGAAAATTAGAAGATGATATATCCAGACGGTGAATGGTACAAGATAACTATCAGTAAAGAACCTGATTACTTATTAAATACTATGTACTCTGTGTATCCCTACAACATAAAGAATTTTAATACATATGCTTGGATATGTAATGGTATACGAGATGTATGTGGTACTAAAGATAGGATACAAATAGAAAGATATAATGCAGATAAGACTGTAGATATTATATTTAAGATGGAGGGAGAATGACTTGTCGAATGGTAAAGAAAAATAAAGACGGTGAAAACGTAGTACCTATAGAAGATTTCTGGCAGAGAAAAGTAAATAAGATCAATACCTTATATGCTTATGGTGCTATTGGTACTGAAGAATACATTGAAGAGATGGTGAGGCTTGGCTTCACTCAGAAACAAATACTTGATGACATGAACGACAACAAGGAAGATTAAAATGTTAGACCAACTTACTTCTAGTGACCGTGAAATCTTTTTCCCTATCTTTGAACAGGGTGTAGTAGGAAACTTTACCCAGAGTTTAGCGGCCAATAAAAAGATGTTAACACGTGCGCCGATTGGTATGGGTGGTTCACTATCAGATGAAACATACTTGTCTGTTGTTAATTCTAAGTATAGAGTAATAGAAAACCAAGAAATACTCATGCCGTTACAAGAACAGATGGTTAATCACTTCGATCCTCAAGTATTAGAAGACGTACAAATTAAGGATCATATCACCAAGGGTGGTGCAGTTTGTTTTGCTGAGTACATCTTACCTAAGATAAGTAAACCTATTGAGACAAGGACAGGACACAAGACAGAGATTGGTCTTCGTTACATTATGAAGAACAGTCATGATGGTAGTAGTAGTGTAGTAATGTACAGTGGAGACATAGACTTCTTCTGTACTAATGGACAGATCAATGGACAGTTTGACGTAGCACGTGCACGACACACTAAAAACTTTACCATCGACGGTTTCCTACACGCCTTTGATAAGAGTCTTGTAGACCATTCACAAGCAGTAGAACTGTACCAAGTATGGGCAGACACACAGCTAAACAATAGTGTAAAGGTTAAGGAATTATTTAAGAAGTTAGTCAACCCTTCTATTGATATGGAAGATACACCTAAGAAGTCTCGTGGTCTAGGTGATAGGTTGTTTGCTCAGTACATAGATGAGATACAAGAACGAGGCAACAATGTGTTCTCTCTTGTCTCAGCTATGACACACTTTGCATCTCACGACGATGCAAGGTTTGGCTTGACTAGTCGTAGTGATAATGGTACACTATTCAAGCGGCAACAAACAGTCAATGGGTGGTTAAAGTCTAAAACATTCGAGGACTTTCTTGAAGCGGCATGACTAAACAACTAAAGGATTAGTAAAATGAATGAGAAACATTACGCCTACTCTGGTCACCAAGATATTCCTAACCATATGCGAGCATATCTTATGGATGTAGTCGATTCTGATTACTTGGAAGCTGTTGATATTGAAGACATAAATGACTTCTTAAATGGTTTAGTAGAGTGGGACGAAGACTATGAACCACTACCTAAATACATGACACACATTCATTAGTTGTAATAGGGACGAGTCTGTTACACCAGTGTAATAGATTCGTTCCTTAATCAGGAGTAGTACCTTATGTTAGAGAAACAATTACCATCTAAAAAAGCACGTGTTCAAATGGAGATTCATAATGATGGTCTTTATGTAGCTATCTATGATCATGAAGATGAACAAGGTGTAAGAACTTTATTCAAAGTAGCAATAGAAGATTTGATTAAAGATTTTGTTAAATCAAATCTCCATAAAGAAAGTATATCTAATCTATTGTTTGAATTAGATTGTGTTACTAGCTATCTATTAAGCGTACAGAATAAAAAAGAATGTGAAAGAGATGTAAAAGATTTTGCTGACTCTGGTTTTGGTGATGACTTTGGTACAGACTTTTCGTAATGTTAGTAGATGAAATAAAAGAATTTATAAAAGAAATATCTAATGGAGAATTAAAACATCTTGATCCAATTAGAGTAAGAATATACTTATCTGGTTTGGTAAACAGCGAGGAACTTATGATGTCAGAGTATAAGACAGGATTAATACCTACCCTAACACATGATCTAAATCAGATACTCGATGAAGTTAATGACTTAATACCTAGATCAAGCGAACAAGACGAGGCTATATTCAGTATAGCTAAACGTATTAAAACTGTAAGAGACAGGGTTGTTAAGGAGTTAGTCTAATGACTAGAGAATTATTCTTAGCTAAAAAAGAAATAACAGAACTTACAAAGATGTTATACACTGAATACAAAAAAGTAAAAGAACTAATGGAACAAGTAAACTATCTTAAAAATAGATTGTCTGTGGTTGAAGTTAACTTAGAGACATTATCAGAAAGGAAATTAAATGAAGGCTGAACTTATCTCTTGTCTAGGTACAGACCTGACAGTAGTAAATGCAGCACGTGTATCCTTTGATAAGGAAAGTGAATGGGAAGTAGATCATAGTGTACGACAAGAGTTATCTAGTAGTGACTGTGCGTTAGTTAGATACCTTGCAAAGCACAACCACTTCACACCCTTCACACATTGTATGGTTACTCTACGAGAAACTATACCTATCTTTGTTGCAAGGCAGAGGTTCAAACATACAGTAGGCTTTACTTACAACGAGGTTAGCAGACGATATGTTGATGATGATCCAGAGTTTTATTTCCCTGATGAGTGGAGAGGTAGGGCAGACAATGCAAAGCAAGGTAGTGGTGAAGAGGTAATAGATATTAACCCAAGGTCAGCTATGGTTGATGACTACCACCATGCAATACAGAAATGTAAGTGGACCTATCAACAACTCATACGTAAAGGTGTGTGTCCAGAGCAAGCACGTATGGTACTGCCTCAGTCTATGTTCACCAGCTACTACGTAACAGGGTCGCTGTCTGCCTTTGCAAGGGCATACAAGTTACGTATTGACAAACATGCACAGAAGGAGATACAAGTACTAGCAGATAAGTGGAACAGTATCATAAAGGATTTATATCCTGTATCATGGGAAGCATTAACAAATGAAAAATGAAGCAATAAAACATGGTCACGTAAGCACACCTGTACTTAAAGCTATTAAGAAAAACTGTATTGAATGTAGTGGTGGTAGCTTTGCTGAAGTAAAAGAATGCACAGTTTATAAATGTCATATGTGGCCTTTTCGATTAGGAAAAAATCCTTGGAGAAAAGAAATGAGTCAAGAGCAAAAAGATAAAGCAGGTTTAAGATTTAAAAAAATAAGAGAAGATGATGTTAATAAATAAAGAACAGAAGAAGGTAGTACTAAACAAACACCAACAGACAAGCATTGGTCATTCTAATAACACTAACCCTAAGAACAAACACAAGAAGAAAAACTGGAAGAAGTATCGAGGACAAGGAAAATGAAGAACCTATGGGAGAAAGATCGTAAGACAATCTTTCGTGAACTAAAACAAATGTATCTTGATGAAGGCTTTACACACAAGGAAGCTAAACGATTAGCTGAACAAGAAACAAATGAGATTAAAGATGCAGACATGACATTTGTTAATGGTCTTATGAAGGACGAAGAGTAAAGGATAATAGTTATGTATCAGGTATTGAAGAAAAAGTATAGAAATTATTATGTTATAGAAGAACATGAAAGTTTATTAGATGCTAAAGATTACATGGAGAACATACAACTATTGCTCTCTCATTTAAAATTTAAAATTAAAAAATCAGTCTGTACTAAAACATCTGAATACTTTTCTATCGACTCTAAACCACGTACTTATTTTAAGATGATAGAAAAACCATGAAACGTACATGGGGTGAGTGGAAAGTTTTATCTTGTCATACAAAAGATAATACAAAAGGTACACCTATAGTTAAGACTAAAGAACTATATGTTAATAGTGGTGGTAGTCTCAGTATGCAAAGGCATGAAGAAAGAAATGAACTATGGTTCATAGCTGACGGTACTGCTACAGTCTATACCTTAGATGAGGGTCGTACCTTTAAAAGATTGCTTGGTATTTATAATAAGTTTGACTTACTAACTATCCCGTGTTACTCATGGCATCAACTTGTGAATGAAGGAGAAGAGAAGTTAATAGTAATTGAGATACAGTATGGTATAAATTGTATAGAAGAAGACATTGAAAGGTTTGATAGCTATGCAGCAGACAGCAGAGATTACAGTAGTTAAGAAAGGTCCATGTTTTTCTTGTACATCTAGCGATGCATGTGCTACATATTCAGATGGACATTCGTTTTGTTTTTCTTGTAGTACATATTTTAAATCAGAAGGAAATGATATGCAACAAGCACATCAGAATTCAGTTAAGCCTATGACTAATCCACAAGCAAAGATTACAGACATACCAGATAGAAAGTTAGCAGAAGCTACGTGTAGAAAATATAACGTCCGTACTGTTAGAGATAACTCTAATAAGATTATACAACATCTATATCCTTACTATGATAAAGATGGTAACCATGTTGGTGATAAGGTACGAACACTACCAAAAGATATGCGGTCTACTGGTAGTGTGGCTAATGGTACACTGTTTGGTCAGCATTTGTTTACGGGTGGTGGTAAGTACGTTACCGTTTGCGAAGGTGAACTAGATGCTCTCGCAGCATATGAGATGCTAGGTAGTAAGTGGCCGGTCCTTTCCATCAAGGATGGTGCAGCATCTGCCTTGCGTAATTGTAAAGATAACTTAGAGTATCTAGCTAAGTACGATAACATCGTCTTATGTTTTGATTCTGACGAGGCAGGTAACAAGGCAGCAAAGCAGGTAGCATCTTTGTTTGAACCTGATCAATGTAAGATCGTAAACCTTACTGACTACAAGGATGCTTGTGATTACCTTATCAAAGGTAAGCGCGAAGACTTTACCCGTGCATGGTGGAACGCTAAGATGTACACACCCGCAGGTATTCTTAACCTAGCTGACATGGGTGATGCATTGTATGATGAGGGTAGCTACAAGACCTGCTCATATCCTTGGCAAGGCATGAACGATAAGCTGTATGGTATACGTACAGGTGAGTTAGTAACCTTCACCGCAGGTACAGGTACTGGTAAGTCTAGTGTTATCAGAGAGTTACAACACCATGTACTCATGAACACAGATGAAAACATTGGTGTCATTTCTTTGGAAGAGAATGTACGTTCAACTATCTTCCACCTCATGTCAGTAGAAGCTAACGCTAGATTGTACATCCGAGAAGTACGTGAACAGTTTAGTCGTGGTGACTTGGAGAAGTGGCAAGAAGCTACGGTAGGGACACGTAGGTTCTATGCCTTCGATCACTTTGGTAGCATGAAGACTGATGAGATACTTGCACGTATCAGGTACATGATCAAAGCACTGGACTGTAAGTGGATATTCCTTGATCACCTATCGATCCTTGTGTCAGGCTTGGAAGGTGATGATGAGCGTAGGAACATTGATAACTTGATGACTAAGCTACGATCTATAGTAGAAGAAACTAACGTAGCCTTGTTGCTTGTGTCTCACTTACGTAGGACAGGTGCAGACAAGGGACATGAAGACGGGAAAGAGGTGTCGCTCGCCCACCTCCGTGGGAGTCAGAGCATCGCTCAGTTGTCGGACGGGGTGGTGGCTATGGAAAGAAACCAACAATCTGATGATCCTAATGTTGCTAACACTACTACCATACGAGTGCTAAAGAATAGGTATAGTGGTGACACTGGTGCAGCGTGTAACCTGTTCTTTAACAATGACACAGGACGCTTGACAGAGGTAGATAGTTTAGGTAAGGATGGGGATGGTGAAGAAGAGATTGAGTTGTAGATGGATGTAGTTCTAGACATAGAAACTGATAGCTTAGATGCTACAGTTATACACTGTATTGTAGCTAAAGAAAGAGAGTCAGGAAAGTTTCATGTTTGGAAAGAAAAAGAATGTTATAAGTACTTTCCCCTATTTGCTAAGAGAGTAAACAAGTTTATAATGCATAATGGGATATCATTTGATGCTCCAATTGTTAACAGATTAACAGGGACAAAGATCAAACTGTCACAAGTAGAAGACACTTTGATCCTGTCTCAGTTGATTGATCCAGTGCGAGAAGATGGGCATTCTCTTCAAGCATGGGGTAAAAGATTTGATTACCATAAGATAAACTTTAAAGACTTCGATCACCTGTCTGAAGAGATGATCACTTATTGTAAAAGAGATGTGGACATAACTGAACGGGTATGGATTAATCTACAACAAGATATAAAAAATATTGGCAGACGATCTATTGATCTTGAATATAAGATTAGATCGTTAGTCAGTAAACAAGAAAGGAATGGGTTTACCCTTGATTTACAGAAAGCAGTTGGCCTTAACGCACGGTTACAAGACAAGTCAGATGTGTTACAAGGAGAAGTTCAAACAAGATTTGTTCCTATTCCTGTGGCGGTTAAAGAGATTACACCTCGTTACAAAAAAGATGGCAGTCTTTCTGTTGTGGGTCTGCGGCATATACAAGACCCAACAACAGTTGGAGGACCGCATACTTCCATTGACTACCAGACATTTAATCTTTCCTCCCGTCAACAGATCGTTCGTAGACTAGTAAGTCTAGGATGGGAACCTAAGAAACATACAGAAAAAGGACAAGCAATCGTAGATGAATCTGTGCTTCGGGAAGTTAAGATACCTGAAGCACAGATGATTGCAGAATATCTAACTCTAAAGAAGCGTATTGCACAGATCAAATCTTGGATAGCTGCACTACACGAAGATGGAAAAGTACATGGACAAGTTCTTACACTACGTGCAATCTCTGGAAGAATGGCACATCACTCGCCTAATATGGCGCAAGTTCCTGCAAGTTACTCTCCCTATGGTAAAGAGTGTAGAGAGTGCTGGACCGTTGGAGATACAAATAATGTTCTTGTTGGTTGTGATGCTTCTTCGCTTGAGTTACGTGCATTAGCACACTATCTTAACGATCCTAAATTCACCAGTGAAGTAGTAGATGGTGACATCCATACATCAAATCAAAAGAATGCTGGCCTAGATACACGTGATCAGGCTAAGACATTCATCTATGCATTTATTTTTGGTGCTGGTGCAGCTAAGATAGGTAGTGTAGTAGGTGGTACAGCACAGGATGGTCAGCGTCTTATAGATACTTTCCTATCTAACGTACCAGCATTAGCTGTGCTTAGAGAAAGAGTTGACAAAGCTAGTCGTAAAGGTTATCTTATTGGACTTGATGGCAGGCATTTAAAAGTACGTAACCAACATGCAGCAGTTAATTTATTAATACAAGGAGCAGGTGCTGTCATATGTAAGCAGTGGTTAGTAGATATAGATATTCTTTTACGTAAGAATAAAATGAATGCTCACTTAGTTGCATCTATACATGATGAATATCAGCATGAAGTATTTAAACCACATGCTAAAATATTTGGAGAGTTAACTAAACAAGCAATGAAGGAAACAGAAAGGAAGTTACAAGTAAAATGCCCATTGGACAGCGAGTACAAGATCGGCCAGAATTGGTCAGAGACTCACTAGTAACTCTTAACCCTACAGAATTAAAGGTAAGTGATTTTATAGGTAAGTCTCGCAACAAACAAAATAGAGGAGCAGGTATATACGATGCTGCTGTAGCAGACACACATAAAATAGATACTCTTGGAGCAGAGGCAGAGTTAGCATTCGCTAAGATGTCTGATATGTATCCTAAAGATTTCTTAGTCTTAAAACCTAAGTCAAAAGCTAAAGGTACTGATAATGGTGACCTTACAGTAGATGGTATTAGTATTGATGTTAAAGCTACCACACATGAGAAAGGTATGTTACTGTCTACGTCAAAGCATACATCTGGCATAGAGTTATTTGCTTTGATGGTTAAGAAAGGAGAAGACACGTTCCAACTTAAAGGATTCATGCTTGCTGATGAGTTAGCTACACAAGGAAGATTTGGTAGAGCAGGAGGTAAGCTACGTCGTCCAGCATATGTAGCATATCAAGATGAATTGTATAGCTA